TCGCAAGGATCGTTTCAATTAAATTCCAACAGTCCCATGAATACCTTTGTCCGTCATAATAACCACAGTTATAAGGAAACTTGTTATTGTAATAGTTGGGTACATCGTGTGCTAATCTTAACTTTGAGATAAAATCATTTAGTGTCATCGTCTATTCCTTCTAAGATTATTAGTGTGATAAATAGTGCAAGAGCAATTAGTCCGGCAAATATCTTAGTCATTTTGTTTCCTTTTCTACTCATATCGGTAAGGATTTGCACCTTACATGGTACGATTATTTAATTCTGGTTCGGATTGCTATTACGCTCATACCGCCGACACTTCGCGTCTACCTATTCCGCCACGATATGAGTTTTATACGTCCTTTCTTCCATAGAATTGAAGGGTAGATACACCACCAGGGCCACCATAACTACTTGATACATATATTTGGTAATACTTATATTTTGTTCTGTTTACAAAATTTACAGTCCTTGCTGCGTTTGAGTTTGGATATGTTTCTGAAAATAGATCGTCCCAAACCGAACCATCATTAGAACCCTGAACCTTATAGTTAGCAATATAACTTGAACTATTGTAATAGAAGGATTTTAAGTAGCATTTAACAACTAAAACGGCTTCTTCAAATTCATATCTCAACCATTGAGGTGTATTTCCACTACTACACCAATAATTGCTACTATTTCCGTCCATCGCTCTAAACGCAGGATATCCGTTTACTGCGGTATATGCACTCGCAACACCCGAAGGCGTAGTATTACTTGTCATTGTAGGAATCTTCGCATTAAGCACTCTCTCAAAGTATGTGCTATTACAAATAGCTTCGCACCATGTTGTATCGTCCAGAAGTGTATTTGCTGCATAGTTATTTAAACCTATGTAACGCATAGCGTCATCGGAATCACAGAAGCCTTCTTCATAGAACTGTAATTCGTAAAGAAAACTTTGTTTAGAATACGCACCACTTGTACCAGAAGTAAGATGGAATCCCCAGTACATATGCTCTGACTGGCCCGACAAATCTATCTTTTGAGTAGTAGCACTACCACTTATTGTGCTACCTATATCAGTCCAGGTAGAACCGTTATCAGAATAGGTTATTTTTCCGGCTGTACCCGAACCAAACAAAATTTCTGCACTGATCGGTTTAAATGCTTCGCCTTTTGTGTAATAGCAACGTCCTAATGCTGCGTCTGATGAGGCTGCAAAAAAAGCACCTTTGCTATCGTTTCTATCAAAAGCGTTCCAAGCCTCGCCTAAATCAGTACGAATAAAAGAAGTGTCCAAAGTTGCTGTACCACTGGGCGTAGTATTTGACGTCATTTGCGGTGCAAACTCAGGCTTTATAAAACCTTTACATCTTACAAGGTAATTAACTGCGTTCTGATTAGAAAGAATTGTCTGTAATATTCCAGTATCAGCAAGAATCTGAAACAGCGAAGTATATGTAGGGTTAGCGATCCCTGCACACTGCTGTAATAAAGTTACGTCATTTATGGGTGTAACAGTACGTCCATCAGGAACGGAACTACCACCGCCACCACCTAACCAATAAAGATTTAACTGTTTCATTATGCTTCCCTCACTAAAACATTAAACGCTGTCGTAGGAACTTCGGTAAAGTAAACTGTAAGACTTGCTGAACCTATTTCAACTGCGTAAAGTTTAGCAAAGTCGTCTTTTGAACCACTTATATTTATCGGATAGTCAGCGACCATATCCGTAGCAAAGTTAGTTAACGGATTTCCGTCTTTATCGGAAGTAAGAGTAAGAACTTGCATGGTCTTTTCTTCTCCCCATATTGTGACAGTCTCTTCGGAATATCCCGTGTTAGGAAGTGCAAGGGTATATCCGTTTTTGAAATACTCTACTCCGTGTCCGTTTAACGCTTGTGCATTGTCCACGATCCCGTCATTGTCAGTATCGTAAACGGCTTTTGTCATATCACCGCCACCCATGCCGACTACATAGTCAACGATAGCTTTCATTGTGGGAAGTTTCTTTGAATCGTTGACAACGATATCGTCTACCGAATCAACAACCGCATTGAACTTATCTATTGCAAGGTTTCCGAGTGAATCAAATCTTGCCTGCATATCACCCGTGGAAAGTCCGGGGGTATCGGGAAGACCCGTTACGCCCTTATTCACACGGTCTGCTGATGTGATTTTATATGTGTCCTGAAAATCTCCCATATCGTCTCCTTACTGTTTGTAGTTGCCCTTTTCGACATACTCAATACCGATCTTGTCAAGTGCAAAGGGTTCATTTACATTTAGGTTCTCAAATCTGTATCTGGTCTTATCTACTTTCTTTATCCTGGTCTTTAACGCTACTACTCTGTTTGTAAGGTCTGAACTAAACGACAACTTTGAAAATATCAGTCCTTTAAATGTCATATATGAAGCCGTAGACGAATCCGAACTTAACACAGTCCATACACCGCGTTTCATTGCTGACATACGTATTGAAGTCGCAATAGCTTGTTTCAAACGAACCGCAAGATATCTGAAAGTCTTATTCTTGTAAAACAACTTTCCGTCAAAGTCGGGTGTTTCCCATCTGCATACGATAGCCGCACCATCGTCATTGTATGAGTTAACATCATTTACGTTCGTATAGAATCTACATACTTTGCCGGACTTTGTACCGAACCATAAAGCTCCGTCTTCTTCCCACATGATATTTGCGTCTATACCTGCTCTGTAATAGCCGACAAACTGTCTTGTTGAATAAGGTGCTGATTTATCCGTCTGCACACTTTGAAGCCCGTCAAGGGTGTATAAACCGCCATTAAGGGCAAGGATATAAAAGTCCTTATATACAAACGCATACGCTTTATCTAAGTCGGTTTCATCGAGAAGTTTTCCATTAAGGAAAAATGATCTAAGATTAGTCAATTCCCTTCCCGTGATATCCTGAGAAGTCAAAGCGTACATACCTAAGTTGGTAAGGAATATCGGTTCACCTGCAAGATAACCGAAAGAGTCTTTGCATATCGCAGGCGCACCGTGAATAGTTGTCTGTGTAGCAAAGGTCACTTCGTCTTTAACAGTCGTATTTGTCACAAGGACTATATTCTGTTCAACTTCCTGCTTATCTTTAAAAACAGCAAGATAATTACTTAATACGGAATAGCCTACGACTGCTGACTTTGCCGTACCGACAAGCTGATAATTTGTATCGGGGAAATATGTAGGATCGTTCGCAGCACTAAACCACTGATAGTTGGTATATTTAGTGTCGGGATTTCCAGAAACAAAGAGTCTGTTCAGGTCTCCACTTGCACCGAACAACACTCCGATATTGCATTTATTAACTCTATCTGCGTAGCCTTCAATAGTCTTATACGCAGTTATCTTTACGTTATCTTCACCAGTGACGGGTGACTCACCAGGGGCAGTAGTAAAGGTCACGACTCCCGTAGTCCTATCAACTGTGAAGTCGGTATTCTCTACCTTGTCAGCCCACGTTCCATCGTTCTGTAATATCTGTGCGGTCACTGCTGTATCGTCAAGACCCTTATAAGAAAGATGGTACTGTGTAGTCCCTGCCGTTCCTAAGAACTGTTCAGTAAATCCAGGGGATAAAAGGTTAAGTGCATAATAAGACGTGCCACCACCCGCGGGATTTCCACCGATTAGTGTCACGGGAATCTTGGCACCGTCTGACGCTTTCTTTACAGTCGTTCCGTCCCATATTAAAAGAGCTTTACCATCGAGAATACAAACCTTGTCCCCGAACTGCCATGAACGGGAACGTGAATCGTTTGCGTCTGAGTAAAGCAAAGTAGGGCTTTCATAATTGCCCTCATATATTTTTGTACCAGTGTGGATAAGTCCGTAAGTCTTTCCACGTTTGGTATGATATCCGTTTATTGCGTCAGAAAAAGAAGTTATAGTTTTATAACCCATCGACTTTCTGACTTTGCCGGGAACGTCACGGATCATGTTTAAGACGTTCGGGGATTTATCTATATCTACGTTTGCAGGGTCATTAGTAAAGTCTGCACCCAGAAACGTGTCTATTGTAAGCGTACTCCGTTTAGGAGACGCAGGAACTTTAAAAGATACTGCCATTTATACCCACTCCGAGATAAATTCTTCTTTACCTGAATAACTGGAAGTGTTTAAAAGTGCTTCAAGACCGACTTCAAATTCATTACGATATGTAGTCGCAATACCGTTATCATCGTCCTTATAAAGCTCTGCCGCCATGTAAAGGGGAAGAAGAACAGCGACTTCGGGATCAATGTTCATAACATAATCGTCTTCGGTCTCAATGGTCATAACGCCAGGGTAAGCATTGTAATAAATCGTATACATACCCGGCATTGTACGGGGTAAAATCAAAATATGGTCTGTCTCTCTGTAATACTCAGTCGTATTAAGGTAAGTCTGCTGACTTCCTTCGTACACTATTGAGTTATTAAAGAGCGAGTAAAAGTCGGGTGCGATCTTTCTTAAATCGTACTTGACGTACTTTCCGTACTCCTGAACTAAATCTTCATCATCGACTGTCGGGAAAGTCTCTCCATATACCGCAAGGTTTTTAACAGTCGCAGGATATGTAGAACTAAAAGTAAGAGTTATAGGGTTTCCATTAGTATTCGCATAGTTGCCCTTAATCTCTGTGTATGTGCCGTAAGAATCTACACCGATGGTCTTTTCTTCGTCTCCACCCGTGATTACGACTGTGCCTATTCCTGAGAACTGAAAATAATAAGACTTGCCGCCTTCAACTGTTATCGCATAGTCTTTTACGTCAACGACTACATCAGATACGTTCGTGGGTACAAGGTTCTTTGCCGGACTATGTGAAAGCACGATAGACTTTTTGATAAACTTTCCTGCTGTCGCAAGTCTCTGTAAACCTTCGTTTGCAGCGTAAGGCATACCCGCAAGGTAGTCTTTCGTAGACTCGTCCTGAACGATCTCTGAACCATCTGCCGCAAACATCTTCTGTAAGGTTGCAAGTTTTATATCTCTCCAGGTATACATTATTTCTTCCTTGTTCTCTTAGGCTTTACGACTTCTTCTTCGGGTTCTTCCGTGACTTCAACCTTCTTCAAGGGTTTGTCAACGGGAATCTCTTTAAGGTCTGTTAAACGGGTCACGGGGTATCTTCCGTCATATCCAACGACTTCATATACCTTCCCGTCAGACTTAATGTATGTAGGGTTTACCATAATCTCTCCTTATTCCCCCTGAGCCATAAGACCCAGGGGGAAATCGTTGGTTATACAGTAGGATCGCTGTAAGTTGAACCGTGCTTTGCACCGCCCATAATCATGTGCTGCCATGAAGCGAAGCCTGCGCTGAATCTTGAATAGCCGTTCCATGTCATGTTGTTGTTGGTGATGTTGACATCGCCAGTGACATCGAGTGCTACTCTGTCATAGAACTTGTTTCCGATAAGCTCTTTGTTTGCTGCGGAAGACATAAGGATATAGGGTTCGCTTCCTTCTGATACATACCATGAAGGGTCTACAATGAGCTTCCACAGTCCCTTCTGGGTGTTGATATCATTGTAGTTGCTTCCGGGCTGCTGCTCTGAACGGATAACCTTCTTGATATGGTCTTCAAGTGCAGGGCAGTTTGAAGGAATAATGATCGTATCGAAGGTATAACCCATGTGAAGGTTAGAGTTATTCTTGAAACCACGTCCGTAGTTAGCAAGGATATTCAGCATTTTGGTATCATTACCGAAAGCGTTAGTGAAGATGTTGGACTGGGTGACGGTATCGTCTACTGCTGTGGGGTGGTCAGTAGCGAATACTGCCTTACCGTCAGCACTGGTGCAGTCGAAACCTGATACTCCACCGAAGGTGATGGAAGTTACGGGGTTTACGCTCTCTGCGTTAGCGGTAAGAAGTGCGGAAGCAAAAGAAGCTCTGGTTCTCTTGTAAGCCTGAACCATGCCCCTTGCCTTTGCCTGCATGAGATCAACCTCGTTATCCTCGTTCATTTCACGGGTGATGGTAAACAGCTTCTTGAAGGTGGTGTGCTGTATGGTCTTTGTAGGGCCACTGATGATATCGTCAAGAGTAGCGTCAGCACCGTCCTGAGAAGTAGGAACGAAGTCGCTGAAAGTGGTGATAGAACCGATCTTCTCACCGAATCTGTTGGACTTTCTTACATTGAAGATATCGTCAACGTACTTATCGAAGTCGCTCTTCTCGGTGTAAAGGTCATTGATGTACGCTTCCATCATCTGGGCGTTCACGTTCCATGTATCGTCTGCAAGTCCTGCGTTTTTAGAAACTATACCGGGGGTATGTTTTGCCATAACTTTTCTCCTTTAACTTTTTAAGGTCAGGGGCGGGACTCATAAGTTATCCCGTCCGTGCTTTGTTTAATGTAGTGAATTGTTATACAGCACCCGAAGTTCCTTCATCGACTTATCAGGAAACCATGCTCTCCACTGGTCAAGCTGTCCTGATGGTATGTCTCTGAGATCGTCTCCGCCGTTCCCGCCTTCTGTTGCGGTTAGGTGCTGTTGGGACTTCGCATTATTGATAGCCTGCTGTTTAACAGCGTTTGTTCGTCTTGTGCTGAGCTTGTCAGCGTATACGAGTTTATATGCGTCAACAATGCTTAAATGGTTCTCATTGATGTAACGTAAGATTTCAGGATATCTCTCAGACTGTTCTATGTCCTGGGCGGTCTTGATGTCGGGATCAAGTTTGCCGACTTCTTCAACCTGCTTGTCAAGATATATCTTTGTGTCCTTTAATCTCTGTTCAGCAATAATCTGTGTTGCCGCTTTAATCGCGGGACTATTGTTGACAGCGTTCTCAATGATGTTAGGGTCAAGACCCTTATCCGCAAGTTCTTTCTTTGTCTGTAATTCCTGCTGAGCTTGTAATGCTTCGTAGTAGTCTTTTGCGCTTGTGATGGGCTGTCCCGTGATGGGGTTTTTATAGTCCTTGAAAGCGTCTGCAAACATTGAATCTACGGCTGCATACTTTCTCTTTGCTTCTGCTTCTGCCTTTCTACGTGCGTCTGCATAAATGGCATTACGGTCAAGTTCCGGCTCTTGCGGGGTTTCCTCTGTGCTTTCGGTCTCCTCTGCTTCGGACGTCTCTTCTGCTTCGGGTTCTTCGGTCACTTCGGGTTCTGACTGATCGGCGGTTTCAGTCTCGTTTACGCCTTCCAAAATTTCTTCTTCCATTTTTAATCTCCTATTTTTACGCTATTAGTTGCGAATTGCCTTTCGGCTAAATGTGCGGTAAGGATTTGCACCTTACATGATACTTGTTAGTTTTCTGTACGCAGGCACTATGTAGTATCCAAAATACCTGTACTATTGCGTCTACCTATTTCGCCACGCACATTGTTTATTCTTTTGATACTTCAAGCTCATGCTCGATAGTTTCAACGACTTGCCCGTTGTTATCACACTTCGGATTTCTGCAAGTCATTTCCTGAACCATGTAAAGTTTGTCGTCTCTGATTACATACTTCGCACTCTTAATCGCAAGTGCTGTTTCACATAGGGGGCATAGTTCCATTGTTCATACCTTCCATCTGTTGTGCTTGTGCCATTGCTTCGGCTTGTCTCTGTTCTGCTAACTGGTCTGCAAACATCTGTCTTATCTCTGCCGCATGGGGATAATCGTTCTTCTCCATGAACGTCCAGTAGTTAAGTAGTGTCTGTGGCTGTCCGATTTCTCCAAAAGCACCTGACTGATACTTCATGTCAATTTGCTGCCACATTGCTTCACGATTCATCATTATTGTTGAAGTCGGGTCAACTTCAAAAATAAATTCATCGTTCCAGTAAAGGTCTCCGTTCTCGTCCATCTTCAAAAACTCATAGCGGTTGAAATGCTTAAAGTCATAACTTCCGTCAGGGTTCTTTGTGGATAACGGTACGGGCTGATCCGCGTACGCCAACATAAACTTGAACATGATCTCGTAAAGCCTTGAATAAGCTTCCTGCTTCATTATTCGTTTAGACTCCATACGTCCGGCAGCCTGATTTATTGAATACTGTTTTGCTGTACCTGAGACCGCGGAAGCGTCATATTTACCCTGATATGCGTCTGTGATACCTAAGGTGGAACGTGCCGCTTCGTAGTTATCATTTATCGCAATACGGTCATAAGACGTATCAGCAATTAAGTTATGCACACCGATCATTGAGATATCGTTAGGGTTTTTAACTCTGACGATTTTTAACTCCTGGTCAGTGGTCTCAACATTAAGATTTTCAGGAAGGGTTACGATAGAACCACCCTTTAAAATCTTTTCCTGCATTTTTGAACCGTACTTTTTGATAGCGTCCTGCTGATCTTCAATTACGGCTGCGTCCGATACGCCTAAAAGGGATTTAGCCTTTGAAACATTGCGTCTCAATACCATCGGCATTACGTTAGGCTTATAGTACGGAATCTTTCTATGTACGGTCTTTTTGTCTATCACGGGCTTTCCGTCAAAACCTAATACGGGCTGTCCGTCTTCACCCATTACAACGCTCTCTACGTCCTCATACGCAGGGATTACGTCAGTAAGGGTAATAATGTCTTCTTCGACTTCTTCCGAGTCTTCTATGGTCGTTTCAAACGATTTAGAACCACACTCACATACCGGCCCTTCTTTGACTCTTCCACACTTCTTACAGCGTGTAAGTCTACGTGCCTGGTAGTTCTCCATATCTTCAAGGACTGTATCGCCACACCATGTAAAGATACCGATATCGCCCTTCTCGTCTCTGTAATAGGTCTTAATTACAGTGACAAGCTCTTCGTTATAGTTTTCTTTATCCTCAGCTTCGGTGTTGATCTCGTCAGTGACATCGACGCCATAAACTCTCTTTACTGCGTCCTTAGTCATTGAGATAAGAACAAACAGATAATCAAGTTTATATGCGTCTGTGACTCCGGGCTGTGGAATAACGGTCTGTGGATTTCTTTCGTTTATTTCAAGTCCACCAATGGTACAGTGATTACCCTTACGTGAATCCCACTCTGCGTGATACCAGTCACCACCCTGAACAGCGACTATTCTTTCTGAGATATCGTTCATTTCTTTGAATCTCAGTTCACGTATCTCGTTTAACAACATCTGCTCGATTATCTCTGCCTGCTGTTCGTCTTCCTGATGAACGGCAGTGACTTTCGGCATGGGGATAGAAGAATCAACCTCAGTCTCGATTAGCTCGTAAATGACATTACGTACGTTCTCGGACTTCTTATCCGATCTACCGCCACCCTTATTCTTTGAACGGCGGGTAAAAGCGTCTCCATCATATAACGCTTCCTGATTACGCATACGGTCTAACTGATCTTCGTATGAGTCCTTAGCTCTGTTATACTTGTCTTTCCATTTATTGAGCTTGACGTTATCCTTGATTTCTTTTTCACTCATCGTATGGGTTCTCCAAACATTGAAACCATTAAAGCCCGTGTTTCATCGTCTGCGTTATCGTAGTCTTCCAGTAAATCTGCTCTCCACTTCTTCTTTGTGGCCTTATCGGGCCTTGCCGCGGTTGTCCACCATACACAAAAGTAACGTAGTGAATCGGGATCATGCGTTAAGTCGTGGGGCTTTTTAGCGTACACGTTAGGTTGTTTATCGTCCTTTTGAATACGCTTTAAACACGTATACAAATTAGGTGCTTCACCCTTTAATAAGGTTAAACGACTTTTCTTGCCTTCCCGTGGTCTTAACCACTCTTTCATTGCAGCACAGCCCGCAGGAAAGTCTCTACTCGTTTTAGTTAAGTTAACTCCGGCTTCCGCCCAAAGTTGTGCCCTACTCTTACCATTAAGTTGTGAACGGTTCCACAAATCGGGCGGGGCTAAAAATAACTCTACGGGTTCGGTACATAGGTCATTTAATACTTCTGCTGCCTGGCCTATCGTTAAATTCGGTGAATCGTATTCCCTATATACCTGAGCTTCGCCCTTATCGTTGATACGTACCCAGTGTGCCGAGAACATATCAAGTCCGTAGTCGATACACACATAGTTGATTACGTGTCCATCTAAGGGATCGCTACTAACGGTATTAACTTCGTTGACTTCGGGGAAGAACGCACCGCCTGGTACTTCAAGTGCTTCTTCAACAGTCGCGGGAAACTCCTGCGTCATTAAGTCTCCCAAAGTCTTTTTATTGTCTTCATACCATTTAGAATCTCTCGTAGGGTCTGCATACCACGGTATGAAGATTTTATTAAACCCGTTATCAGGGTCAGTAAATATTCTTTCGAATAATGAACCACGTTTTATTGTGGATAAGCCGATTACTTTACCACCATCGGGCGCGGATATCGTAGGATATGCAGCAGCCCATATGTCTTCCGCCCACTCCTGGAACGCCCACTCGTCCAGTATCAAGATGTCCGCAGTAAATGAACGTCCGGCGTTAGGTGAAGACGCAAACGCTTTCATAGTCGATACGGGGTTAGTCCCGTTCTTAACCACAAGGTCAAGCGCATTAGACTTAAATGTAGGCCCTTCCCACCCAGGGGGTTTATTACGTTCATCAGCGATCAGCGCGGGCATATTTGCGTAAACAAAGGTTAAACGCCTTATTAGCTCTTTCGCTTCTTCTTCCGAACGTGACATTGCGATCACAAGTCTTCCTGACTTCGTAAGAAGGAGATGTGCCGCAATATGAACCACTAACCATGAAAGCCCTAACTGCCTTGCTTTTAAAACAACATTTTTTCGATTATTACAGATAGAGGAAAGCGCTTCTCGTTGTGCGTCCCACATATTGAACTTCTGTACCACTTCTTCGCCGGGCTTTTTAACCTCTATATGTCCGTACACGTCAATGAAGTATTCAATATGATCTCTGCAATACTCTATTTCGTTATTTCTTAGCGTCTGGTCTGTCATTAAGTCGTTTCATCAGATTAGCAATTAGCTCTTTATCTCCATCAGTCATTACGTCCAAACTCAGATTATCAGAAGGCTTCTCTCCAACAGTGTCACGTAAAAACTCACTTGCACCAACACAGCCTTCCAAAGCTCTCTTTGCCATCGCTTCTACGATCTTGTCCTGATTAGAGACACCGTTTTCGTCTTCCATCTTTAAAAAGATATCTATTGACTCAGCCCAACTTCTACGCTTTGCGTTCATTTCCTGGGCCTTCTTGCCTGCCTTAGAAACATTTTCAATGGTCTTAGGGTCGTTCTTCTGGCCGGGTCTCATATATCCCTTCCTGCCATTAGCCCAATACCCACACTCCGACATAACGCCCGCAGGTAAGTCGTGATAGCACTGCATAAACACATCATCGGGTAAGACGGGTCTGCCCTTTTCGTCTTTCGGTGCTTCCGCTATTAACTTGTCTATCTCTTCTTTGGTTAACATAATATAAATATACCAAATTGTCTGACAATTTCAAGTGTTTTCTGACAATTTACCAGAATAAATTTAATATTCCTTTACTTTGTTTAGCAAAAGTTTATTTTCTTATATAGCAGGGTGAAATAAAGGGGAACTTTTTTTGAAGCAAAGGTGAATTAAAGGTGAAATAAAAGGGAAGTCTGACGGACTTTTTTAGGCCCTAAACCCCTTATAGATACTGAATCTGAACGTATTTATCAGGAACATTGACCCAAAAGTATTTTGAGAAAAATTTTCTATGGGACATATAGGAGGTAGAAATGGCCGGGGGATCGTCAAGGGTATAGGGGTATGCCCTACTATTAAGACGACTCAGAACATTTTATTGGGCATGATACAGTGCTAAAAAAAATTAGGGGTATACCATATATTGTGTTATGGCTATATATTGTAAGCCGTTCCCGTTTTCGGGTTTTAAGGAATGCCGTATTTATGTGGGTTCTTTTTAACTCTTCGTGAAATAATAATTTAGCGAATAGTATAGAATCTTCTAATAAATGGGGTTTGATTGTTCAGTCAGTCGGTTTTTTTTCTGACGTGTCTCTGACGTTATGATTTGTTTATCTTGTCATTAAATGTTTTAAGTTTGTTTTAATGTCTTTTGATATGTCTTTTAGTGTTTATATCTTAATGGGAAAATATATCTTTATTAAGTGATTATGTTTTAATTAGATATTAAGAAAGAAACATATAGAAAGATATATGTAACTATTATAAGAGTATACAGAAATATAGTTCTCTTTCGATGGTGTCAGATGGTTTTATATAGATTTAATTAAATGGGATTTGTTGGTTCGTCAGATGGACGGCAAGAAACTATTAAATGATGTTTGGTAAGTTATCTTATAAGAAATAATTATTTAATGTTGGGTTGTTTGGTTTGGTTCTTTTGGTGTTCGTTTGGTTCTTTTATTCTATATAGAAATATCTTTTAGTTGTTTCCTGAAAATGGCTTTTTTAAAATTTCAATATGTAAAAATATCATTTTTCGACGTGTGTGTCATTTTATTTTTATATCCCTTGTGTGTGGCTTTCCGTCTACGTTTCAAGGGTTTTGATAATGCCAGAATTTACGACAAAATAATTTTTATGTGTTGCGTTTTTGATATGTCAACACCTTTGAAAGCCTTATTTTATCGGGGTTTCGTGGTTTCCGGTGTTTTATGGATCAAATTTTAGTACCATTTCCAACACGTCTGAAATGTGCTTGTTTACTACGTTTCACTATAATTTATTATATCATATTTTCAAAAGCTTTTCAATAGTTAATTTGTTAAAATTCAGTATTCATCAGTGTTTCAGGCTTTTCCTTTCTGTTTTTTTCTTATGATGTTTTTATAATTTTTCATTTTTCAACCCCTTTTTACATTTTTTTTTAAATTTTTTTTATCGGCTGAAAGCCTTATTTTATCAGCGTTTCGTGGATTTTACTCTCTTGCTGCAAAAACTTTTTTTTATTTTGGGGGTTGACTTTTATTTTATACCATAGTACTATTACATCACAAACAACAAACAAGCCCCAACGAAATTGAATAAGCACCCCCCACAGTTGAATCAATTTTAAGGGTGTTGAAAGACGGAAAGGGGACGAACGAAAGGAGACACAAAATGAACAAATATGAAATCGCTGACAAAATGATAGAATACGCCATCATAAATTGGAAATATCAGTTTTATGAAAGTGAAAGAGAAGAATCAAGAGAAGAACTGACAAGCAAAGACGGAATCGAACAATTTATTGAGAACCTTAAAGAAGACTTAGAAAACGATAACAGACGAGAAGACGCTGACGAACTTTTAAAACTTGTAAACTTAATCAGATAAGAAAAGGAGAAACAATATGAGAACAAGAACAAATCAGGACTACACATACGAGATTTTAGGTGGCTACCTTATGAGCAACAACGAATTAAATATTGAATACTTTGCACACCTTGTTAACATCACAGCCGAAAACACTGAAGAACTTTATTATGAAAGATTTAACACAAGAAGAAAAAGAAGAAACATAGCAATAAATGAAATGATGTTCTTTATAAATCAGGAATTGTACTTTAACGGATATGAGACATATTTCGCAACGAATCAGCAAGTTATGAAATGGGACAAGGAACACAACAACGGATTAGAAAAGGTACTTGACATCGTAGAAGAAAGCATACAGACAACAAGAGACGAACAATAAAAGCTGAAAACGTGGGGGCGATAACATCAAACCCACCACCGAAAGGAGAAAAGCAATGACATTTACCATTAAATCCGAAAGGATCAAAGGATATAACGAACTTTACAGCATAACAATAGAACAAGATAAGTTTTCACCTTGTTATAGAGTCACAAAAAACAGAATGATTAACGACTATATGGCAATAGAAGAAAAATCCGGCATTTACCCCACACTTGAAAAAGCAAAAGCAAGATACAACGCACTGAAAAGAGAAATCAGGAAAGAACTTGACTGAAAGGAGAAACCAAATGAAAGAATACTTTAAAACAAAAACAGACATAAACGGCAACACCTACGCATTAGAAATTGACCACGACAAGAAGACATATAAAACCGACTACAACATATTTAATTACACGGGATATATCAGGATAGGAAAAAGAGACCGAAACGAAATGATAAAGCAATTAGACGCTTACGGATATGTCAGAGAAGACTAAGAAAGGAGAAACGCTATGACGAATCAGGAATACGAACACAAAATGAGACTTGCAAAAAGGGTTTTGGATCAAATAGCCCCGTGGGACAGAGACGACAAACCCGAAAGCGAACAAATCACAGATATATTTAACAGTTTTGCGACAAACCCCGAAAGCACCATCGAATTTTTACTTGATATTATAGAAGACTTACAAGCATAAAGGAGAAAGCAAATGAAAGAATACAACGTAGAAGATATGATTTTCATAACAGACCAGATAAGGGACGACCTGAACGCAATATTTAAGTATATGCAAAAGATTTACCTTGATAGAAATTTTCCGGCAAACCTTGAAGAAGACGCTGACCCCGAAATCTCTGACGACATCGTAG